ACCATAAACACTGGCATCCTAAATAATTCTAATGGTTCATCGACAATTAGCTTATCATCAACAATAACTGTATGCCTACCATTCGGATATTTCTCTTTATCGGCTTCATTACTGTAACATTCTATAACCAGGGCCATATCGTATTCACTTTCTACCTGGTAGCTTTCGATTCCCCCGTTGTCGTTTGCCTGTTGATACGATCTATAATCGTTTAGTTTGCCATCGCCACCTGTTTTGATACCAAATTCACGCTCTATTCTGCTGGTTTCCATTGGAACAGCAAACAAAAAGTATTCACCTCGCTTCAGATCCAGTTCTGTTGCAAATGGATGTGGCATAACACTAAATGGATCAATTACCTGGATGTCAAAGCCCTTAAATACGCCCATATCGGACACTTCTGGTATAATTTGCAGGAATCCATTGCTATAAATCAGGCTATCTTTTACAGCCATGATGATTTTATTGTATAAATCTGTCTCTTCTACAATCTGCTGGAACCTTTTTTGCATCATATCAGCAAAGAATACATCGTTCTTTTCCCTGGGCATGACATCAATCGTAGGCTGAAAGTCACTAATAACAGGTAAAATGGTCTCTACAACAGCTAATGGAAAGTTAAATATCATCCTGGACTGGCTTTCTGTGCCTTTGCTTGGACTTGCCCAATGTCTACCATAGTACAATCGCTCGTTTTTACGCCATCTATCGGTCTGTTTCTCTCTTGCTTTCTTTGATTTGTCTAACCAGGATCGTATTTGTGGTATACGTTCTGCAATATCTGCTACTTCATTGAGCACATCTTGCTGTTTTTCTGGCATATAATCCATACCAGCCATTACTTACCTACCTTACTCTGTGCAATCTTGTGAGCCTGGTCAAATGACTTGCCATCTTGCATTGCGTTACGCATTTCTCGTAAATGTTTTTTACTGTGATGAACAGAATGTTTCAGCATTGCATTGACTTGATCGGCAGATAAACCCATCAAGGACACACCCTTTAAGGTTTTTTTGTTCTTCGCAACCATTGCTTTACCATATTTTGCTTTTTCCATGACTATCTCCTGGATGCCCTGGCGTTATCTATCAGGTTCGGATACGGTCTACCAGCCTTCTTTGCCATTGCTTTTGCGTATGCTTTCTGGCTTGGTGTTAGTTTCTTGCTTTTTTTCTTTGGGTTTTTTTGTTCCCAAAATGGTTTTGTTTTAGGCATTCCATAAATCCTTTCTGGCCCAGTAGTTTGCACTAAATTTGTCTTTAGATGTACTCTGTCCACTTTTGTTTTTAATTCCTGCTGATCGCTTTAAGTAATTGCTTCGAGCCTTTGCACTGTAGTTATGTCGATAACTCTTGTGACCATAGTTTACGATCTTCACTTTGTCACCTTTCTTTGCAAGGACTCGCTTCTTAAATCTTCCTGACCCTGTATATCGCTTCGGTTTGTTGTACCCTGGAAAAGTTTCGCCTCTGTACGTAACCGACATTAGATATTGTCCCATTGTGGCTGTGTCTGGTCTACATCCACGATAATCTTGTCAATAAATCTTTGTGTATCTGTACGGGTATCTGGCTTCTTACTGCTCTTGACTATTTCTCCCACCATATAACGTAAACTATCCACTGCATGATCGTCTTTCTTTAGTGGTTTCTCTGGCTGATTGAGGTCTATCCTGGATGCACTTGGCTGTTCCCACTGATAGTTTGTCATCTCACGCTTTAGGTTCTCACAGCTACGGGTAATAAATATTTTATTGTTCTTGATATACTCTGTCACTTTGTCAATACCACCCTGCACATCGTTGTTTGCATTGATCACAGGAATACCCAGTTGTCTGTACCTATTGCCTATGGTTTCTGGATCATCCTTTTTTCCTGCACCTGTAGACGGGTCAATCACATAGGTTTCGTACTTACCTTCATTGAGATATGCTTTACACATTCTTGCATGATAGTCTACATCCTGCCCAGCTTCGTAATGCTCTCTGTATATCCAGATCTTATCATCCTGGTCTACTGCACCCCACAAGATAGCTGTAGGGTTTGTACGCCCATGATCAATAGCTATAAATCTTCTCCAACCTGGATCAGGATTAAAATCAGGTACGATGTGTACACTGGGTTCAAAATCAGGATATATTTGTCCTTCAAAGGCATCCCAGGATCCATACAGATACCTGTTCACCCAAATGTCATTATAATTCTTTTTTAAACTGTCTACATAGCCTTCAGGAAGGTTCTTCAGGTTCTCTTCTGTCTTGGCATTAAACATGATATTCCCTGGTACGGGATCATGGATAAATCGATGCCAAACCCAGTTATGCCCTAATGGGTTTCCTGTGATCCAGCATTGCGGAGTGGATACCGCCCTTAAACGACCAAGTAGCGTAAGGAATACCTCTTCGGATACCTCTTCAGCCTGGTCTATGTAGAACCACCCCAGGTTAATCGATAAGAGTTTCGCAGGATCATCCAATGATCTAAAGATAATCTCATGGCCATTGGCAAAGATGCATCTATTTTCTTGTTTTTTGTACTCATAATGCACACCTGGTAAGAATCCTATTAGGTGCAACAACTCAAAAAAGGTACGTTGTGTACTGTCTCGTAATTCTGGGTAGGTTTGCCTGGCTATCATGCCTAATTGTGGCTTCTGCTTGGGATCCAGGACTCTGGTAATTCCTTTCAATATTCCTGCAAAGGTTTTCCCGTTACCAATGCCACCAAAAAAAGCAATCACCTGATCCTGGCAGTTCATAAATCTTGCTTGGTTTAGGTTTAGTTTTATTTTAGACATCGGCTAACTCGATCTGTACGACTGGCATTTTAATTTCGCCATCTACTTTGTGCTTTTCTGTAAACATTGCCAGGTGTTTGCCCTGGAGTTCACTTGCTTTTAAACTAACTGTGTACTGTTCGCTTCCTTCGGCCTTCTTGCGTACTCTTTCTATATCTTCCAGGACTTTATCTGCTGTCAATTCTATTCTCTTCTCTCTTTCACCTTTTAAACGCTGTATTTCATCCTGTATGTGAGGTTTTGTGAGGTTTTCGTATCCCATTTCCTTTGCAGTCTTTTCGCTGTATCCTGACCGAATACAGGCCTGTGTAGCATTCAAATCAATTAGGTATTCCTTGCAGAACATTTTTTGTTTTGTGTTCAGTTTAGCTGTAGCCAATGATCACCTCTGCTGGATAGTAACCAAAACGCATAGCACTTACCGCCAAATGAGCCCAAAGTACCTGGATGTCCTCAAAGTCATCAAATGAATAATCAACATCAATGTTTATACTTGGTCCCAATCGGGTTGTTCCTCTGGTTCAGTCTTGTTTAGGTCTATGGAAGGAGAAAGGGGCTTGTTTGTTTGTCCTCTATGATAGACCCAAGCCCCCATGTAAAATGCAAAAAGGGTAATTGTTCCCTGCACTACTAAATAAAAAAGTTCATTCATTTGTATGTCAAAATTCAGAATAGTCAGCAACCAGATGCAAATTTTCTATGATTTTTTATATCGTTTTTCAATATCCCATCCCCATTTTCTTAATTCCACTACGCCACCCCTGGTGTATGATTTAATAAATGCTTTTTCAAAACTGTAGAATGCTTTTACCAATCCACCTTTTGGCGTACAAATCCAGACAGAGTCATCCTTTCTCATCTATCTTCTTTTCAATCCTATGTAGCCTGTACAATGCACTGCAATTCAAAAACAATACCATAATCATGGTGAACTCCCAATATGGGAAATACTCTACGCTGAATATTGCTTCAAAGTAGTATCTCATTTATTTCTCCTTACAGTTTGGGCATATTTTTCTTGGTTTTTTGTAGGTAACAAACTCATCGTAATAAAAAATATTTCCCCTGGTTGTAACCTTCCTGTCGTATTTGTTTGGCTCCCAGGCTCGTTGGCATTTTGGACATACTTTGACCAGGGTATCGGCTGTAACTCCCTTCCAATTTTTTTTCTTTCTTGAACTACTGACAGCATTGCGTACTGCTTTTTCATCTGTTCGATTAATAATATGCTCAATGATGTCACTCATGCTACCGTTTTCATGTTATAACCAATCTTCTCCAGGATCTGTTGATCGGATAGACTGCTGCCGTTTTCAGAGGAGGATTTGCTATTCCTGTTTACTTTTGGCCTGGTAGGTTGATACTCATAGCCACATCGGCAACCCTTTTGTATATCGAATTTGTTTTTGGCAAACAAGGTGTCCCCATAAGACTTGCATTTTACATTCTGGCAAAATACTTTGTACTCGCCCATTGGAGTCTTGGAATACTGATGCTCAACAGATACTGACTTTGCCTGGACTTGTTTGACCTCTGCCTGGAAGTTCCATTGCTTTACGCACATCTTCCAATTCTTGATTTTGGACTTCCCTCTAAACCAGCCAACAGATTCATAATGACTATAAAACTTTTCTGCATTGTTTTCAGCATCTGGAATGTTTTTTTCCAAAAAGTATTCTACAACCATTTCCAGGTTTTTGGGCTTGGCCCTAAACTTATTTTCTTTATTATCTTTATTATTCTTTATTA